TTTCTGGCTACGTCCCTTCTGCACTGCAAAAACACCAGCACCGCCGACCACTGTCCGCCGCCAAAACTCAACAAGGCTTACGTGCGGCGCCACGGCCGCCCCCTGGTGTCTTACAAAACCCTCACGGTAACGCCCTTGATGGCCAGGCGTAAGGGCGCTGGCGTTTCGGAGGGGGCTGGAGAGCCGAAAGCGCTCCATCTCTGCCGGGGACATTTCAAGGATTACCGCAGTTCCGCCGGGCTGTTCGGCAAACACCAAGGCCTCTTCTGGTGGGACATGCATGCCCGAGGTGCGCCGGAGCACGGCGCGGTGGTGAAAGATTACGCAATCAAATTACCCGAATCAGGAGGCTCGCTTGAACACAGATGAATTGAAACGCTTTGTCGCCCTCGAAGAGCAGCGACGGCAACTCGAAGCTGAGGTCGACACCATTAAGGCCGAAGCTGCGGAACTCGAAGGTCGGCTGCTGCCGCAATTCGAGCAGAGCGGCACCGAGCGCATCGCCATCGACGGGCGCACCGTGTACGTCGAACGCAAGCTGTGGGCCAAGGCCAAGGACGGCGACAAGCCCGCTGTCTGCAAGGCTCTGAAGCGTTGCCGACTCGGCGACTACGTGGAAGAGACCTTCAACACCAACTCGCTCAGTGCTTATGTGCGGGAACTGGACCGGGAGGGCAAGCCGTTGTCGCCTGCGCTCGCCTCGGTCCTCGATGTTAGCGAAGTTTTCAAACTCAGAACCAGGAGAAGCTGAATGGCCACCAAAGAACTTGTGAAGAAGGAAGCTGCGAAAAAGGAAACCGCGATCAGCCCCTTCGTGATCTTCAACACGGAGATTGCTGACATCCGCGAAGCCATGAACGTCAACGTCGGAGACGGCGGCCTCACCGCTACCGACCTCGAACGCATCAAGATCCCCGCGGGCGGCGGGACCGCCTGGACCATCCAGGGGCTCGACGGCGAAGAGATGCTGAAGGAGTTGTCCGGGATCATCATCGCCTGGCGCGACACCCGGGCCTACTGGAGCGTGCCGATGGAAGAGTCCGACGGCAACATGCCTCCGGACTGCTATTCGCTCGACGCGCGCACGGGGGAAGGCGAGCCTGGCGGCAACTGCCATAAATGCCCGAATGCGGAGTTTGGCAGCGGCTCGAAAGGCGAGGGCCAGGCCTGCAAGCTGGTGCGCCAGTTGTTCTTGGTACGCGAGGACAACTTGCTGCCGGAGATCGTACACCTGCCGCCCAGTTCGCTGAAGCCCGCGCGGCAGTATTTCCTGCGCCTGGCATCGAAGGGCGTGCCCTGCTACAGCGTGATCACCAAGATCGGGTTGGAGAAGACCAAGAACGCTCAGGGCATTGTCTATGCGAAAGCGGCACTCACCTCCGGCGGCCGCCTGACGCCCGAACACACCAAGCGGGCCAAGGACTACGCCGCCATGATCGACCCGTTTCTGAAGGCCGCGCCCGCCGTGCCGGTGGCCAAGGATGTCGCCGAGACGGTCGAGGGTGAGGTCGTGTAGCGGATGGAGGCCGACCGCCAGGCAATCTGGCAGTTCCTGGAGCGCGTCCATGGCCCCGCGCGGGCGGGCTGGCTGATTCTATGGACGCGCCAGGACAAAGCGACCCGAGCGTTCAACTTGGGCGAGGAGGGCGCGCTCGACCAGGCGGTTGAGTACTGCGCCGCGCGGGCCTCCACCTTCGACGTGTACGCCGCCGTGGGCCTCCAGCGCGACAGGCCTGCCAACACCAGCCGGGGAGCGGAGCCTGGCGTGTCGGTTCTGCCCGGCTTCTGGGCTGACGTTGATATCGCGGGTGCCGCGCACAAGGCCGAAGCACTACCGCCAACCGAGCAGGATGCTCGAAGTCTCATCGATTCAGCGGGCCTGAAGCCGAGCCTCGTAGTGCAAAGCGGGTTCGGTCTCCAGCCCTACTGGCTGTTCCGCGAACCCTACCAGATTGAGAGTGCCGACGAACGAAAGCGCTTGAAATCGCTCTCGACGCGCTTCCAGTTGAACCTCAGGCTGCGCGCCAACGTGCGGGGTTGGACGATGGATTCCACCGCCGATCTATGCCGTGTGTTGCGCGTGCCGGGCACTTTCAATCACAAGGTAGATGGCGATATCCGGATGGTCACCGCCGAATACGCTGATCCCGCCTACAACCTCGATGACTTCGAAGACCTTCTTGCCGGCATCGAGGATCCGGGTGAAGGGAGCCGGGAGACGCCGTCACCATTGGATCTGCCGCCGGCCAGGTTGCCTCCGATCCTGGATGGCTGTGTCTGGATGCGCCATTGCCGCAACGACGCTGCCGGCCTGGCCGAGCCCGAGTGGTATCGGATGTTGACGGTGGTGGCCAGGTGCGAGGGCGCCGAGCGCTGGGCACATGACTTGAGCAAGACCTACCCGAAGTACTCCCGCCGGGAAACGCAGCAAAAACTGAAACAGGCTTCTGGCGACAAGGTGGCGCCGGTGACTTGCGCCTACGTGGAGTCGGACCTCAACGGCGGCCGATTCTGCGGCGATTGTCTCTTTCGCGGAAACGTGAACTCGCCCATCGCGATCGGCAGGATCGAAGGAGTCGAAGCCGGGACCGAACCAGAACCCGAAGCCTCGTCAGGCGATGATCCGCCGCCACCCGAACCGCCAAAGCCCGCCGAAGCCGCGGCGACGAAGATCGAAAAGTACACCGACCTGGGAAATGCCCGCCGCTTCGTGGCCCGGTATCGCGGGGCGGTTCTCTACTGCGAGGCGTGGGGCCGTTGGTTCCTGTGGGATTCCATGCGATGGGCCGAGGACGAACGGCTCGAGATAATGGCCCGCGCCGCCGACCTGATTCGCAGCCTGTATGCGGTCGCCAAGAAGATCAAGGACGAAGACGAAAGGAAAGCGTTCCTGAGCCACCTCATCAAGTCGGAATCGCACCGGTCTATTCACGCCATGGTCACGCTGGCGAAATCGGATCGCACGGTGGCGCGGCATCCTGATGATTTCGACAACGACCAGTGGCTGTGCGCCGTCAAGAACGGCACCCTCGATCTGCGGACGGGCCAACTGCGGTCCCACGACCAGAAGGACATGATCACCAAGCTCGCGCCCGTCGTCTACGACCCCTCGGCGCGATGCCCGAACTGGCTGGCATTCCTGGACATGATCATGCTTGGCCGGCAGAGCCTGGCTGATTTTCTGAAACGTGCGCTGGGTTCAAGTCTCACGGGCATCACCAGCGACAAGGCGATGTTCATCCTTTACGGGCCCGGTGGCGACAACGGCAAATCCACCATGGTGGAAGTCATCGAAATGCTCCTCGGGAACTACGCCCGGCGAACGCCGGTAGAGACGTTCCTCAAGAAACGGGAGGGCAGCATTCCGAACGACATCGCACGTCTCCGTGGCGCGAGGTTCGTTTGGGCCGCAGAGAACGATCGCGGCGTGCGGCTCGCCGAATCCCTGATCAAGGAAATGACGGGCGGCGACCGGATGGCGGCGCGCTTCTTGCATGGCGAGTTCTTCGAGTTCATGCCGACGTTCAAAATCTGGTTCGCGACCAACCACAAGCCCACCATTCGCGGCGACGCGGCCATCTGGCGGCGCCTGAAGCTCGTCCCGTTCGACTACACAATTCCCAAGGATCGCCAGAAGAAGCGCCACGAGGTCATGGCAATGTTCCAGTCGGAGCTGCCGGGAATCTTGAACTGGGCCATCGAAGGGTGCCTGGAATGGCAGCGCGACGGGCTGGGCGTGCCGGACGAGGTCATCAACGCCACGCGGGAGTACGAGTCGGAACAGGATACGTTCTCGATGTTCCTGGAAGAGAAATGCGTGCGCGTCGCCAATGCGCGGGTGCTTTCGCTCGCATTGTACCGGGAATACAAAACCTGGGCCGAGGAGCATGGGGAGACGGCTGCCAGCCACAAGACCTTCGCGTCCCTGATGAGCGAACGGGGCTTCGCCAAGTCAAAAACCATGAAGGGCGCGCTCTATTCCGGCCTGGGTCTGCGCACCGAAGACCACTACGATTCGCCGAAGGCGGCGCAAACGACGCCGAGGCAATCGCGCTTTGATCGCGACGATGACGGTGAGGAGGTTTGAGCACAACCCGTCATGCCCTATCGATTAAGCCCTTTAGGTTCAGTAAACGGATATGACGGATGCCGGCTTATGACGGATTTTCCCATTTTGCACACATGGCGCGCGCGCGCACACACACCTGAGAGCTAAATGCGAAAACCCGTCATAACCCGTCATCCGGCATTGATCCGTCATGGGGAGGTTGGCTGTGGATATTGAAGCTGTCCTGGACCGGCTCATGGAAGCGAGCGTCTCAGTTTGGCTGGACGCAGATGGCAAACTGCGCATCGACAAGGGTGCGTCGGAGGATCTAAAAGCCCTCGTCCGCGAGCACAACCAGGAGTTGACGGACGTGCGAAAAGCGCAAGCCGTGATGAACCGTCCAGGCATGCGATGCATCCGCTTGCCTTTGGGCCATCTTGCCGTCGCCTATCCCCTCGGCGCGGATCTGGATGAAATTCGCTGGGCGATGAAGGTGCTTCGCATGGACCCGATGCCGCTGGTGTTCAACGATGAAGGCTTGCGCTGGATGACGTGGGACGAGTGGAGGCTGCGCCGGCGAGTGCGGAACAGTCAAGACCAAGACCCGCGCCGGCGCGAGGCTGAAAAGCCGCCGAAACTCCAGTTCGGGAGAAAGACGGCATGATCAGCGAGCGCGCGATTGTGAAGGCGATCCTCACCTATCTGAACTCGCTGCCCGGGTGCCTCGCCCGCAAACGATGGGGCGGCGGTATGGGCGTGGCTGGAGATCCCGACATCACCGGCTGCATCTTCGGCCGGCACTTCGAGCTTGAAGTGAAGCGTCCAGGTGAGCAGCCGACGGCCCTCCAGGCGAGGCGCTTGCGCGAATGGGCGGCTGCCGGCTCCTTGGCCGCCACAGTCACCAGCGTCGCGGAAGTCCGCAGTCTGCTCCAGGAACGGAAGTATTTGGATGAGGACTTCAAGAATTGAGAGTTTCAGCGTATATATTCAATAGAGGCTCAGTTCGACAGGCCGGCGCAAAGCGCACCCTCCGAAGGTTCCCTCCCCAAGCCAATACCGAGAGACGGGACTCTCGCTAATCTCCTTCCCTTCCTTGCCGTACTCGAAGTGTGCCCAGATGAAGCCTGCCGAACAAATCCCTTACTACGCGCCAGACGGAACACCCCTCGGCTTCCGCTCGATGGAAGCGGCAACACGCCTGATCGAGGGCGGCTATGTAAAGCCATCCTACGGTCGCAAGGGCCATCTGAAGGCGATCTGGCTGCGGCGAGAGGACGGCGGCAGCCCGATTGAAACACGCGCCCCAGCCGGCACCCCTTACAGCTTCATCGAAAGCCTGGATCATGGCCGGTGCTGGAAACTTCGCCGCCTGGATCGGCGCGACGAAGACGGAGTGCTCGTGAGCACGCGGGGCGTCTTCCTGCAAGTCGTTGCGGAGTGCCTGGCCAGATGAAGATCAGACGGAGACAGGTCGGCGGGCGGTACCTGGGTTGGGTCCGCGGCGCGTTCACACGAGGCCCCAACAAATCAACCGCGAACGTGAAGGTGCCGAAGGTGGTCCGTGCGGCGTGATCACCCGCTGCCGGATAGTCGGCGTGGCTGACGCGCAGCAGACGGCGCTGACGATTCGCGGCGCGCGTTCGTAAGCGGCATGTCGAGGTAGCCCGCAGGAATTCAGGGACCTGACCCGGAATCGGCGGCCGCGGCTTGAAATGTTGCGCAGTTTGCCTAGTTACAGAGGTTTACGCAGGTTGTCACTTCAGGTTGTCACCCCGCCATGGAGCCGCTTGGCCAGCCGCCAGCTTGGATTTTCTTGACTTACGGCAGCGTATGTTCGGGCATTGAGGCGGTGACCGTGGCCTGGGAGCAGCTGGGCTTCCGGCCGGCATGGTTTGCCGAGATCGATCCGTTTTGCTCCGCGCTCCTGGCTCATCGGCACCCGGGTGTTCCCAACCTTGGCGATTTCACGACCATCGAAGAAAGCAGCCGTCCAATCGACCTTCTGGCCGGAGGAACTCCCTGCCAGTCCTTCTCCCTCGCCGGCAGACGTGGCGGCCTGGAGGATGCGCGTGGCAACCTGGCCATCGAGTTTTGCCAGCTTGCTGGCCGACTGCGGCCTCGGTGGATCGTCTGGGAAAACGTCCCCGGTGTTCTGTCCTCGAACGGCGGGCGGGACTTCGGCTCCATCGTCGGGGCGCTGGCGGAACTCGGGTATGGTTGCGCCTGGCGAGTGCTGGACGCTCAGTTCTTTGGAGTGCCCCAGCGACGCCGTCGTGTCTTCGTTGTCGGACATCTTGGAGACTGGCGGCGTGCCGCAGCGGTACTTCTTGAGCGCGAAGGCCTGTGCAGGCATACTCCGGCGCGCCGCAAAGCGCGGGAAGACGTTGCCGGATCTCTTGGCGGCGGCACTGGCGAGCGTAGCTGGTGCAACGACCTTGACCGGTCGGGAGCGTTCGTGTCCATGAGCCTGAATGCAAAGGGAGGCTGTGGGCGGCTTGACGGTGAGAGCGAAACGTTCGTGGCATCCGGTTGTGGCTATTGGAACGAATCGGAATCGGCGGAAACGCTTGGGACGCAGGGGCGTGCGCTTTATGAAAGCACCGCCATCGTAAGCCCCCTGGCACCGACGGCGTTCTCCGCGAAGGACCATGGAGCCGACGCCGGTCCACTCGCGCCGACGCTCCGCGCGATGCCGCACGACCGCAGCCATGCGAACGCGGGTGGCCAGGTCGCGGTGTGCTTCGAGAGTCGCGTGGCGCGCAACGGGAGGGGCGGTCCATCCGGAATTGTGCCGCCGCTCAAGGCGCAGTCCGGCGGCACTGGACGGGGCGACGCCGCTCCGTTGCTCGCCGTCGGCGGGCCCCTGGCGGTCAGGCGATTAACCCCGCGGGAGTGCGAGCGGCTGCAGGGGATGCCCGACGATTACACGTTGATCCCGTATCGAGGGAAGCCCGCCGCCGACGGTCCTCGGTACCGGGCGATTGGAAACTCGATGGCGGTGCCAGTGATGCGGTGGATTGGCCGCCGGATTCAGATGGTGGACAGCATTGGCGGCTGAAACTCGTGTCCCGCCCGCCATGGCGCGACAAATCGAACTGTGGCCCGTCGAGCGGCTGGTGCCATACGCCAGGAATGCACGGACGCATTCCGACGACCAGATCGCCCAGATTGCAGCGAGCATCGTGGAGTTCGGTTTCAACAATCCCGTCCTGGTGGACACCAGCGCCGGTATCATCGCCGGCCACGGCCGCCTGTTGGCCGCGCGGAAGTTGCGGCTGGAGCATGTGCCGGTGGTCGTGCTCGATCACCTCAGCGAAACGCAGAAGCGTGCGTACATACTCGCGGACAACCGGATCAGTGAGAACGCCGGGTGGGACGAAGATACGCTGGCGGCGGAACTCGGGGAACTTCAATCTGCCGATTGGCGGCTCGATCTGCTGGGCTTCTCCGAGGAGGAACTGGCCAAGCTCCTGGCAGACACCGAGCCTGCGACAGAGGCTCCTGCGGCGTCGGAAGAGGAGATTTCCGAAGCGCCGGCAGAGCCGGTAACGCGGGCCGGAGACGTCTGGTTGATCGGAAAGCACCGGCTGATTTGCGGGGACTGCCGCGACCACGGGACGCGCGCACGATTGTTCGACGGGCAGAAGGCGAACGTAGTGATTACCTCGCCGCCGTACGCTACGCAGCGCGAGTACGATCCCGCGAGCGGTTTTAAGCCGGTGCCGCCGGAAGAGTATGTGGAGTGGTTCCGCGCAGTGGCCAGCGGGGTCGAAGCGGTGCTGGCTCCGGACGGTTCTTACTTCCTCAACATCAAGGAACATGCCGGCGACGGGGAACGCGACCTCTACGTGAAAGACCTTGTCATCGCGCACCGGCGGCAGTGGGGCTGGCGATTCGTCGACGAGTTCTGCTGGCGCAAGACCGACAATGGCGTGCCGGGCGGATGGGGCAATCGCTTCAAGAATG